CTATTCGCTGATCCGGCCTTGCTGCTTGGCCTGTATGTAGGCCGCCCAGGCATCGTCATAGGCCTGGCGTTTGGCCTTATCGAACGATGGGTGCATCGGATTGATCTCGGGCTTGGCGCCCCAGGCATCCAACTCGGCCTTGCTCATGACGCCCGATTGGCCGCCCCCGCCGAGCTTGAAGCCGGGCTGTTTCATGGCGTCCTGCAAGGCCCTTACCACCTCGAAGCCGGCCGAGGTGAACAGCAGGGAGCCCAGCTCCGCCGTGCCATTCTCGGAAAGCTTGAGCTGCTTGGCGAGGTTGTCGCTCCAGGCCTCGGCTTCCTTGACGGCTTGGCTCGCTGCCATCTTGGCTTGATCGTTCATCTCGCTGTGGCCGAGCAGCTTGCCGATCGACGCCAGTTCGGCGGCCGGATCGTAGGGCGCGCCCAGCAGGTCCTTTTCAAGCAACGGCGTCAGCGTCATCTCGACGATCGTCTGGGCCTGGCGCTGGCTGATGCCCGCTGAATGCGCCGCAGCGCGGAAGGCGGCAAGGAGAGGATCGTCCTTCTTGGCGATGTGGGGTTTCAGCTTGTCGTTGTTCGTGATGAATTGATATTCATCCGCCGTCTTGGGCACCGGTCCGCGCTTGGCGATCTCGTCGCGCGCGCCGATATAGGCCGGCAGGAGCTTGCGCAGCATGCCTTCGGCATTGTCGTCGTAGAGATGATCCGGGACACGGCCTTTCCAGAATGGCGGCGCCGCCTGTTGCTCACCCTGTTGGCCTTTTTCCTCGTCCGGCGACCCACTTGTGGTCGCTGCAAGCCCGTGCTGTTGGCCTTTTTCCTCGTCTGGCATCGTCGTGGTTCCTTTCCTGTGGTCAGCCGGCCGTCATGCCCTGGTGCACGAGCCGGGCCAGCTGTTCGGCGAGCTCGCGCTTTCCATCCTTGTGGGCATAAATTTGAATCGCCGTCTCGAGCGGCAGCCCGAGGGCGGTGACATTCTCGAAACGCCGCGCCTCGCCGGCGATCCAGTCGAGCAGGAGGCGCCCCGCGGGCGTGCGGTAGACGGCGGCGGCGGCGGCCGCGATCTGGTCGCTGAGCGCCTTGGCCCTCTCATCCGCCTTCTCGCGTGCGGCGATCGATTGCTCAAGCTCGGGGAAAAGATCAGCGATCTCCGCCTTTTCCAGCATCCCCTTCAAGGCGCGCGCATCGGACATCATGTTGAATCTCGCATCCTGTTCCTCCGGTCCGATGACTAAGCGACGAAGCCGAGCCGCACCGGCGCAGACCCGACCTCGACCGCCTGAGCGGCGGCCTCGGGTTGCTGCGCCGCCGTGGCGGCCATGGCTGCCGCCGCCACGGCGGCTTCTTGCTCGTCGATTTTTTCGCGCTCCTCCGCGGTCGTCTGAAACCGGCTATCGACCGAGAGGATGGTGGCGATTTCCATGATCAATTCCTCGATGTTGACGAAACGCCGCAGGCCCGCCATCTGCGCTACCAGCGCCACCACGATCTCCACCCATTTCAGCAGCCGGGTCATCCGCTCGGCCGCCGCCGCCATGGCGAGCGGCGAGGATACCGCCATATCGACCAGCAGCCGGTCGATATTGGGGATGAACGGCAATTGCTGGAAGTCGTAGGCGATCTCGGTCACCCGCGACACTGCCGGCACCCATATTTCCATGACCAGGCGGCCCCAGGCGGCCTCGTCGTCGGAGGCCAGCTGCTTGAGCCGCTCCATGATCTCATAGGCCGAGCGCACCGCGGCGGCATCGGGCGGCAAGGCCGAGTCGTTCATCCCGGCCTTGATGTCCATGCGCATGTCTTTGAATATGATCTGCGTCATGTCGATGCGCGGATCGGGGAAGCGGGCGATCGACGGGCCGAGCGCCCCGCCATTGCGCGCCACCTTGAGAAAGGCGCCGGGCGCGATGGGCGCGTTGTCCGGATTGAACACACCGTCGTCGATCGCGGTATAGACGCCGAGCGTGGCGATGGCGATCGCCTGCAAGTTAAGCTTCATCCCGACATTCAGCGCCTTCACCTTGGGCATGACCAGCATCAGCTGGCCACGACCATAAGTCTCGCCCGGCACGCGGTTGTAGCGCGGCGTCAGCCATGGCGCGGTGCGCGAATAGTCCTCCGACAGCTTGCGGCCATATTTGCCGTCGCCGGCCTGCGGATCCCTGATGCTCTCGCATTTGAACCACATTTCGCGTTTGTCGTCATAGACCGTATCACAGTTTACATCGAATTCCGTCGCGGGCGCGCTCGTCAAGAGCTTTTCGAGGTCGGGGCCAAGATCGCTGTCGGGCCATTCGGCCTTAACATCGCGCAGTTTCCATTTGCGCGGCCAGTGCACGGCGGTGACCGGGCCATAACCGTTCGAATAAAGATAGGTTTCCTCGATCGCCACCGAGGTGAAGCGGGCGACCTTGCGCAATTTCGATTTGTGCTTGTCGATCAGCATGCAGCCGGTTCCGGCCTGCAGATCGATGCAGATTTCGGTCAGCGCCGTGTCCCACTCGCCGGTGAGAAAGTGCGCGCCGGTGACGGCGCGCACCTGTTCGAGCTGGCGTTTCAGGTCTTCCTTTTCCTCGAGCGTGGCGATGGCGTTGACCAGCGCTCCGGGGGTGAGGTCGAATGCGATCTGACCCGGCGGCGAAATGTTGCGCGCCATCTTGCCGGCGCGGCGGAAAGTGGAGATGATGGCCTGCTCGTCGAAAATCTCATTGGTGCGTTTCTGCGAGGGGCCGGTCTGGGTAATGCCCTTGCGATAGGGCATGGCATAGCGATAGCATTCCTCCAGCAGCGGCCAATGCGCATCGCGAATGCGCATGGCATCCTTGCGCCGGTCCTCCAGCTCTTCGAGCGCGATCGCCATCGGCTAGATGTGCGCCGCACCTTCCGAGCCAAGATAGGTCAACAGCGTGCGGCCGCGCTTCCTGCCCTGGCCCGCCGCTTGCTGATCAATGTTGGCCTGCTGGCGCGTCAGCTCGGCGAGTTGCCGACGTTGCGCCGCGGCGGCTTCGCGCCGGGCGATGGCGGCCGCTTTGTCCTTGCCGAAGAGAGCCTGCATACCCATACCTCCAATGCGCCGCGATGCCCCACGAAGCGGAAGCCGAGGCAGTGCGCGATGCGCCGGCCCTCGGCCGTGGTCACGTACGCGAGAAGACCATGATAGTGGGGCTTGAGCCGGGTCAACTCGCCGAGGGCCCGGCGCAGCGCCAATCCCACCGCCGCCATGCTGCCCCGCCCCCGCTCAGGATGGGCTGAGAACCACACCTCGGCCAAACAGGGTTTGAGTTCGAACGCGCCGCCGCAGGCAATCGCCCGGCCTGACGGATCGCGCAGCGCGAAGGAAAGGCCATGCCTGACCGCGGTCCGCCACATCGCCCATTGCCCATGCCCGATGACACCGACGCATTCGGCCACATCCGCATCGAGCGCCGGAATGACGAGGCGCAGGCTCATGCCGCCGCTCGCCCGGCGGCCCTTAGGCCGCGGAGAGCGAGGCCGAGGCCATATTCCGTCACCATCCCGACCGCGCTCTCATGCGTCAATGGCTACAGATCGAACACGTTGAAGTCGCTCGGCCGCTGCCAGCCCGGCGGGCGTTCAAGGCGCGGCGCGCCCCATTGACCGCCGCGCCCTCCCGACCAGGCGCCGGCGATGCGCTCGCCCTGCTGGCGGTCGTTGCGCGCCACGTTGGTCGGCTGCAACTTGTCGAAGCCGATGATGCCGTAGCCCATGGCATCGACTCGGTCGGAGGCCTCGTTCTTGACCGGGATCGGTTCCCAATCGGTGGGCGAGCCGGGCGGCCGGCGGCGGAAGCAGTAGCCCGAGGCGAGTGCCTGGATCATCGCCTTGTAGGCCGGATTGATCACCAGGCGGCGGCGCTCGCCGTCGATCACCTTCTTGAGCGCACTGCCGATGGCCGAGAGCCGCAGCTGGATTTCCTGCGAGCCGCCGGCCGGCATGCGCACCGGAATGCCGAGCACGGTCGAGAGGATTTCGCAGGCCGTGAGCTGGCCCTGCTCGCGGTCGGCGCCGTATTGCGAGGCAGGATCTGCATAGACTTCGATCCACGGCACGCCGCGATAGCGAGTTTCGATGACGGCATTCACCATTTCGGAAAACCGCGTGGCACCGGTGCCATGGCCGGGCTCGACACCTTCGACGACGCGCAGCTCGCCCAGCGATGTCGGCTGCATGAACACCGCCGCTGGGCGCAGGCCGCCGGTCGAGAAGTCCACGCCGATCAACAGGCCCAGATTGCGATCCGGCTCGATCGGGTGCGGCGCCACGTTGAGCCGTTCGACGAATTGCTGGAGGAAGACCGGCAAGCCATCGCGGCTGTAGCCCCACTGATTCAGTATGAAGCGCCGCACTCGCCATTCCTCCCAATCGCGCGCCTTCTTGGTATAATAATCGTCATCGAGGCGCGACAGGTTTTCCGCTTCCGGATTGTTGCGCCACGAGGCGAGCGTACCATCAGCGCCCCATTCGACGATGAGGCCCGGCGGCTGCTCATAGAGGCGCCGCCCGGCGGTCGGCTGTTCCACCAGCAGCTCAAACAGATAGTTGGTTTTGTCGGGGGCGTTGAAGTCGCCCAGCACCTGCGAGGTGCGGCGCTGGCCCTCGGCAAGCGTATCCTTCTTCGGATAGCGCCCGACCCGCTCCTCGCACACCGTTACGATGTCCTTGGAGAATTGATCAACTTCATTGAGCCAGATGCGCGAGGCCGGGAAGCCGCGCATCACCTCCTCGATGCGGTGATCGTTGAGCCCGGCGAACATCGTCTCGAGCTCGATCTTCACGCCACGGCGGGGATCCTCGAAGCGCAGCGTGTGGGTGGCCGGCCTATCCTCCCCCCCGACCCAGCTTGAGTTGGGCATGTCTTTGGGGAACCATTCAAGCCAGCTTTCGAGCACCGTGACCTTGGCGACGCGCCAGGTCTTGCGCAGCACCAGGCAGCGATCCCTGACCCAGCCGTCGCAGGCCACGCCCTGCTCGGCGCCATCAGCCACCCGCTTGAAGGCGACCGCCGTGGTCTTGCCGCCGCCAACCGGCCCCATCAGGAAGCAGGTGTTGTCGGTGGCGTTGATATAGGTCTGCGACACCGGCCCCGCCGGCACGTACTCGGTCAGCCGCTCGATCTCGGGCTCGCCGGCCTCCGCCATCCCGAACCCGTCGTGATCGGTCGTTACGATGCCATCGATCTCGCTCACACTCTGCCCCCCGACCCAAATTTGCAGGAATAGGATTGACGCGGCAAAATTGGGCGTTTGCGCACTGCCCTGTGCCGTCTGTGAGAGCCGATGCCATAATGGGGAGGGAGGGGGCGCCCTTCGGGGCAAGCCATGCGCTGCGGGCCCAGCTCACCACTCAACTGCGCCGCCGCGCCGGGGGGTGGCAGTTGATTTTCAATCACCATGCATTTGCCCTCCAAGTGGTTGACTTTTCTCATCTTTCTCATCAGGTGCGGCAATGATGCGTGCGGCTTGGGCCCGCGCCTCATCGATAAGTGCTTGATTTCGTTGGAGTTGATTGGTATCGCGGTGGATGATGATCGCCGCCAGGCGCTCATCCACCTGCACCCGCTGCGGCACGCGAGCATGCAGGTAGGGCATGGCGGCTTCGGCCGCCTTGAGCCGCATGGCAAGCGCCGCCTGCCCTGCTTTTGACCGCACCATCTTCTTGAGCGCCTTGAAGTCCATCGAGTAAATCTCGCCCAGCACCTCGGCCGGATCGCGAAACCCGAGCTCCTCCTCAAGCCATCGCGGCAACCCCAGCGTCTTCTTGTTGAGCGCATGCTTCGGCCGGCCGCGCCCCCGCTTCGGCTCCGCCAGCAATATTTTATTCACGTTCCATCCCCATCACCGAGACATCTGTCTCGATTGACGCTAGGTCCTTGTCTTAACCTAAGTATCTGATCTATCTCTTTCTTTCCATCTTTAAGACAACAAGACAAGACAGACACATACACTTCGCGTGCGCGCGCCCGCGCGCGCACATGCGAGGGCCGATCCCGAAGAATCTGTCTCACTGTCTCGATCTGGAAATAAAGCCACATTGTCAACTACTTATGGCTAAGACAGCGACTGAGACAGCTGAGACAGCATGTCTCAAACTTTCAAATCATCAATAAAATCAACAACATAATCGAAAAACAAGCTGGCGGCGCAAAGCGGCGCCGCGCCGCCAGTATGCCACAGCCCAACGCCGGTCAACCCAAGCCTCCAAATTTTTCAGCAATAACCGGGTCCGGGTCGGGGGCGTCATGGCCTGGCGATGGCGGCGGCGGCCCGTGAACCGAATTGAACGCATCCCAAGCGGCGAGATCGAGCAGTTGGCAACGCCACTGCTTCTTGTCGATGCGCACCCGGTTGTCCACACCATCGAGCATCATGCCGCGCGGTGCCTGGCGCAGGGCGGCGGGCCAAGTATGGTCCCACGTCGATCGCTCGAAGATCGCCGCCACGTTTGGCGCGTTCGGCCCCGGTATGGCCAGCACGAAGCCCTGGGCGATGACGCGATCGCCGCGTTTCACCTCGCGCGGATCGAGCAGCCGCAGGCCGACCTGGGCGAGGCGCAGATTGAGTTCGCTGAGCGTCAAATCGCCGTGTTCAAAATGCTGAATTTGCGCGCCCACCGACATCTGCGATTTGTTCATCCAGATCGGCAGGTTCTTCGACAGCAGCCAGCCGGCGCAACTGGCCCAGTTCTCCTCGGATTGCTCGAGCTCCGGCATGGAATGAACGCCGAGCGCCTCGCTCCAATATCGGAAGTCCTCGATCGGATGGCGCAGTTCGTCCATCGCTTCCTCGCCCAAC